GTCATACCGCTGTCCGATACGACCGTGCTGCCGCTCGGCATCAACACGGCCACCATCCCCACCTACGGCGGCGCGGCTGCTGTGGCGATCAAAGGCCAGCGGGCCTACGGCATCGCCGCAGCGTCGCTCGGCATGGGCGCGCAGGTCGCGATCGCCTCGACGAACGGCGCCCTCGGCCCGATCGTTGCTTCAGGCATTCCGGCCATCGCCTCGGGCGTGCCGGCGGCTGTTGCCGCTGTCGCGGCTCGGTTCGCAGTCGGCGTCGCTCTGAAGAACGCGGCAACCGGGGATCACTTCCCCATCCTGGTCGATCCCGCCCAGGTCATCTGAGGCCCGAAAGCCTCACCTCCAGGAGCCCACCACTCCCTTGTTAAAGCGAGGCGCTAAGCCCCGCCGACACCTGGAGGACACCTAATGGGTTCTCAGACAGTGGGGAACGTCCATATCAACGGACCCCTCACAAACCTCTCGCGCCTTTACCGGCCGAAGGGCTTCATCGCGCCGCAGGTCTGCCCGCAGATCCCGGTCGTGAAAGAGTCCGACAAGTACTACGTCTTCGACCAGGGCCCGTACTACGCGACGGACGTCGACGACCTCGTCGCCGATCGCGCGAAGCCCCGCAAGGTCGAGATGTCGCATTCGACCGAGCAGTACCTCTGCCAGAAGCGTGAGCTGGCCTGGGATATCTCAGACCGCGAGCGCCGGAACGCAGACTCGCAGCTCAATCTCGAGCGCAACAAGCAGAACGGCACCCTCGGGCGCCTGCTGCTCAAGCACGAGATCCGGGTCGCGGCGCTGCTCCGCAAGACCACGAACGGCGGCGGGCTGAACCTCGGCACGACCGCAGCCGTGAAGTGGGACGGTGCCGCGGTCACATATGCCGGCATCGCGACGGACGTGATGATCGGTCGCGCGGCGATGCGCCAAGCGGCCGGCGTTGTCCCGAACAAGATCGTGATCCCGGCGGCTGTTGCAGAGGGCATGCACAAGTCGCTGCTCTACCAGATCCTGCAGTACACCTACGGCGATAGCCAGGCGCGCCTGCTCATGGAGCAGCCGTTCCCGGCGTTGCCGCCGGTTCTGTTCGGTATGGACGTCATCATCGCCGGGGAGATCTACAACTCCGCCGTCGAGGGTCAGACGGCGTCCTATTCCGACATCTGGGGCGAGGCTGTCCGGATGCTCTACGTGACATCCGGGCCCGCGCTCGAAGAGCCGTCGGCCGCTTACACCCTCGTCAACCGTCCGCTGCAGACGCGGCAATGGCGTGACGAGGAGGCCGAGGTCGACTCGTACGCAGTCGGCTGGATCGTCGACGAGAAGGTAGTCGCACCCGACGCCGGCTACGAAATCTCCGACTGCTTGACGTGATCGATATGACCGCCAAGCCGAAAGCCGCGAAAGCGGCCAAGCCGAAAGCCGCGAAAGCGGCCAAGCCGAAAGCCGCGAAAGCGGCCAAGCCGAAAGCCGCGAAAGCGGCCATAGGCGACGCTCGACAGTTCGACCTCGTCGGCGAGGACGGCCGGCGCATCATGCGCTGGGCGTCCGCTGAGGCGTGTCGCGAACTGGCCGCAAAGCTCGTCGGCGAGAAGACGGAGATCGTGCCCGCCATCCCCAAGGTGGAAGCGATCATCGCCCGCGCCGCCGAGGCGGAAGCCGTCAACGGCATCGAGCAGGGACCGGTCGAAGAGACCGCCGAGTCCGAGGACGAGACCTCGGGCTGAGAGACATCACGAGACCAGGGGCGCACGTCACCTCCCGCCCCTGGTCTCGCCCTCCCGAAGTGGGAGGGCTGGCGATGCGGGTCGTCCGGGCGTCCTGCCTGGTGGGCTCCGCGCCCGCGTCCCGCATCGCCAGCTTCCTCGCTTTGCACCGTGAGTCCATCTAGAGAAGGAGCCCACCGGCCATGACCAAGATCGCTGCTTGCCTCATCGTGAAAGACGCAGCCGAGATCATCGAGAAGTGCCTCGACTCGATCCGGCAGCACGTCGACGAGATCAACATCTACGACACCGGCTCGACCGACGGCACGCTTGAACTGCTCGAAGACGAGCATCGTCCCCTCGGCGCTTGCTTCCGCACGCACTGCCCGGCCTGCGACCTGTGGGCGAATGAGCACGAGGTAGGCGACTACATCTGGACGCCAAGCGCTCATACGAGTTCGGATGTCTCGAAGGCCTGCGATCACTCGGGCGAGAAGATCACCATCCCACTCGCCCCGATCCGCGTCGAGCGTGGCGAATGGCGAGACGACTTCGCCTGGGCGCGCGAGCAGTCCTTCGCGATGGCCTCAGACGACGTCGATTGGATCATCTGGCTCGACGACGATGATGTAGTCGCCGGCGCCGAAAACCTGCGCCACCTCGCCGAAAACGCACCACCGGATCTCGACGCTTTCGGCTTCCTCTACGACTACGCTCAGGACGAAGCCGGAAACTGCGTTTGTCAGCTCTGGCGTGAGCGCCTGATTCGCCGCTCCGCAGGCTACGTCTGGCGGAACCCGATCCATGAGGTTCTCGTCCCGCCAGAGGGCAAGCCGCCAGCGATTCAGTTCGTCCCTCCGCAACTCATCCGCTACATTCACGACCGCCCGGCCGACCGATACGACGCAGGCCGAAACCTCGCGATCCTACTCCGGGAAAAGGAGAATGCGGAGGCGGAGGGGCGCTCTCCCGATCCGCGCACGCTCGCCTATCTCGGCACCGAGCACATGGCGAAGGGTGAGTTCGCGGAAGCCGCGGGCTACCTGAACGCCTACATCCGGCACCCCGAATCGCTGTGGTCGGATGAGCGCGCTCAGGTGCATCACAAACTCGCGAACTGCCTCAACATCCTCGGCAACCCTATGGGCGCGATCGAGGTCGAGCTTCAGGCCGTGAAAGAGCGGCACGATTGGGCCGAGAACTACGTCGGGCTCGCGCAGTCCTACATGGCGGTCGGCAACTGGCCGGCGGCGCTGCACTACGCCGAGAACGCCCAGAAGTTCGGCATGCCGCAGTCGGCGCTGATCCTGAACCCGCTCGAGTTCTCTCTCGTCCCGATCGCGATCGCCTGCGATGCGCACGCCCGGCTCGGGCACGCTGACGAGGCGCGAAAGCTGATCGCGCAACTGGTCGGCCTCTTCCCGCAGAATCAGGTCGCGCAGCAGAAGGCCGCTGAGATCGAGCGCATGGTCGCCGAGAACGAGATCGTCGCGGCCGTGCTGAAGATCCGCGAAGTGCTGATCCGGCACGACGAGCCCGCGAAGGCCTGGCAGCTCATGAACGCCATCCCCTACCTGATCGCCGAGCGCCCGGAGATCGTGAGGGCACGTTACGAACAGAAGGAGATGGTCGCGCACCTGCTCCGCCCGGAGGAATACGACCGCTTCTACGAAGACGAGCCGAAGGTCTCGAACGTCCCGATCGACTACATGCCGGACGAGCACGCGCCGCCGACGATGACGCTCGAGGAGCGCGCGAAGGCGATGCTCGCGTCTCTGCATGATCTCGAAGAGACGCTTGGCCGCAAGCCGCGCGTGCTCGACCTCGGCTGCAACGATGGCCTCCTCGGCTGCTACCTCTGGAAGTACGGCGGCTATAAGGTCGACGCCATCGAGCAGAATCACGAGGCGGCAGCCAAGGCACGCGAGCGCTACCTTCACCACGAAGCGAAGGGCCGCGTGCTCGACGGCAATCTGTTCGCGGCGCCGAAGATGTTCAGGCGTCATTCCTACGACGCGATCGCCCTGTTTGAGGTGCTCGAGCACCTGCCCGATCCGTTCGCAGCGCTCGACCTCATGGAAGAGATGCTCGCGCCTGGCGGGCGCATCTATCTCTCGACGCCGAACGGTGCCTTCGAGCTCGGCCAGCGTGAGGATTGGGCGCAGATCAAGCGCAAGGATCACCTCTACGCCTGGCCGGCGCAGGAATTGCTCGAGATTCTGAGCGAGCGCGGCGAGATCGTCGACTTCCAGCTTCAGTGCTACACCCGCGAGAGTTACGCGGTCTATCGGCCGCGCAAGTTGAAGGGCAAGGTCGTCTTCTTCGCTGGCGGCGGCTGGGAGGAATGGGCGCCGGACTCGATCAACTCAGGCGGTCTCGGCGGTTCAGAGACGTGCCTCGTTCACGTCGCAGTCGGCCTCGCTCAAGAGGGCTGGCAGGTCAAGGTCTACTCGAGCGCCACCCCCGGCTTCTACGCCGGCTCGATCTGGCGCCCGGCAAGCGCCTTCGATCCGTCCGAGGACTGCGATCTGCTCGTCGTCTCACGCCTGGCGGACGTATTCGATATGCCGCTCGCGGCGAGCCGTAAGGTGCTGTGGTGCCACGATAACGGCTACCCGGGCATGACCCCTGAGCGGGTCGCACGCATGGATCAGATCGTCGTGCTCTCGGACTGGCAGAAAGAGCGCTTCGCGCGACTCTACCCGGCGACCGCCGACAAGCTGGTCGTGATCCGAAACGGGATCTCACTCACCGCGAAGGGCGAGCCGAAGTTCACAGACGCAGAGCGCCCGTGGTCTGAGCGCAAGCCCCGCTGCATCTACTCGTCGAGCGCCGACCGCGGCCTCGACGTGCTGCTCGAAGTCTGGCCGCGCATTCGCAAGCGCGTGCCCGATGCCGAGCTCCACGTCTTCTACGGCTGGAATGTGTTCGACGCTGTCGCTCGTCGGAACCCGGCACTCTATGCCTACAAGGCGAAGGTGCTCGGCCTGATCGAGAAGCTCGGCGGCGAAGAGGGCGGAGTCTTCATGCGCGGGCGGGTCGGTCAGAAGGAGTTGACCGACGAGATGACGCAGGCTCGCGTGCTCAGCTACCCGACAGCCTTCCTCGAGACGAGCTGCATCACAGCGATGGAGGCGAGGGCGGCTGGTCTACCGATCGTCACGTCCGACCTCGGCGCTCTGCACGAGACTGCCGCGCGGCAAATGCTCATCCCGTGGGCTGCCGCCACTATCCACGACTGTCGTGGCGAGTCTGTCACCGCGCCCGAACCACAGGATGAAGCGGTCAAGGTCAACGAGACGATCGAGTACCAGGACGAGTTCGTAGGGCTCGTGGTCGCGATGCTCGAGGACGAGGGCGCGTGGACGATCCGACACGACCTCGCGATCTCGGGAGCGACCGAAAACGCTTGGGAAAACCGCATCGCCGATTGGGCGGCGCTGGTACCGGCTCAGGCGAAGGGGCAGAAGTACCCGCGCCAAGCCCGCCGCGTGGCGTAGAGACGATCTGAGGCGGTTGCAACCGATTCTAGGAGGTAGGCCGTGTATGTAGGCGCAACAGCAGACCTGACGCCGATGCTGCCGGCCAATGTCTCGATCGGCACGAACACCTCGCCGTGGACTGTCGCCGGCGTCGGTTCGCTGATCGGCGAAGTCTCAGCCGAGATCGACACGGCGGTCGCTGCCGCAGGCTACGGCCTACCGATCGCGACTACGGCGACGACCGCGTACGCTCGCCTGCAGAACCTCTGCAAGATGGGCGTCTGCTGGCAGGTGCTCAAGTCGATATTCCCGGATATGGGAGGCCCGGGCGACAAGGTCTCGCTCGCAGCCGACTACCGCACGGCATACGTGGACGGTCTGGACGCGATCCGCGCCGGCTCGGAACCGCTCATCGGCGCAGGCCTCGATGCCAGCGAGAGCGTGCGACTGCTCCCGCGCTCGCGCTCGACGTCGGACACGCCGACGTCTACCGAGGGCATCTCGCTCGGCTGGGAGCCGTAGCATGGCGCGCTCGGTCGTCTCTGCCGGCTCAGGCGGTGGCGTCTCTATCACGCTATCGCCGCCGCTCGAGTTCATCATGCGGCAGAGCGGTCGTTTCCGGCAGCAGCTCGCGAACCTCGAGCCGCTGTGGGAGCGCTTCAAGCCGATCATGGGCGAGATCGAAAAGAAGCGCTTCGCCGACGAAGGACCCGGCTGGGAACCGCTCGCTGCGTCAACGCTCGCTGAGAAATCCCGTCTCGGTAAGCCGCTCGACCCCTTGATCCGCGAAGGCGAGCTACTCGCCTCACTCACGAACGAGTCGGCAGCGGCGAAGACCACGCGCCTGACCATGGAGTGGGGATCGGGCGTCGATTATGCGAAGTACCACCAGGAAGGCACGCCCAGGATGCCGCAGCGCAAGGTGATCGACATCGACGTCGACGCGCGCCGGGGTTCGAGATGGCGATGG